TGGATTTACGTCCGCTTACGGTTCAATCACCGCTCCACTAGAAGCGGATGCGGCCACGACCGTCCCTACCTGATTAGCCATGAAGCGGATTCCTACCGATGAGCTAACATATATAGCTGAGAACGAATGGATCCGCGTAAATGCTGCTCCATTAGCTGCCGAGATTCTGGAACTAAGAAACCAGAATCAGCAGCTAATGGAGCAGCTTGCTTTGGAGGCCAATAAGTTCTATAACGAACTCAAACTTAGAGAGCAAAAGTCTGAGGAGCGCGGAGCTAGGTGGATGCTAGATGCCATAGGCTCTCTGGTTTCTATGGTGCGTGAGCTTAATCCAACCGAAATATGTAAATCCGCTAGAAATAAACATGGAAACAAAGTATCAGGTACGTAATTTTGAAACAAACGAAATACTGTGCGATGACCTAGACTCCTGGGAATCTGCAGAGCGTTGGGTTAGAGATAACTCATCCTGGAATCTTTCTTGGAATGGACAGCATTACTGGGACCCAGGCAAAGGCAACAGAGAATTGGCAATCGTAGAAGTAACGATGTCTGGCTATCCTGTGGACCTAACCCCGCGCTAGTAAACATATCGTTATTAGAGAAGAGAGCTAGTAAAATGAACTTTATCAAGAGTTGGAAATTCGCAGCTATCATAGTAGCTGCGCTAACCATTTGTGCTGTTGGCTTGATTGCGTACGGAGTTACTACGCATGAAGAAGCTGGGTTTATGGAAACCACGCCAAACTGGCAAGCAAATGATTTTCCTTTGGCTACGTGTGTAGCGTCGTACAATACCTCCGGGGTTATTGCGTATTCTGCAGATCTAGAAGTGTCTAGATATGCAATGAGCTTGGTCAACCAGCGACTTGGATTCAATGCTTACCGGCTGGGGTCAGCCTCCGAATGCAAGGTAAACATTATCCTTGGTGTACCAACAGAAGCTGGTTGGCAAGATCCAGGCGGTGTAGCCACAATTAATAGAGGCTCGTGTACTATTGAGGTTGCAAACGTTATTGGAGAGCTTAAAGTACTCACGCTGTATCATGAGCTAGGACACTGTCTTGGTCTTGATCATGACGACTTTGAGGCGAGCATTATGCGCCCAACACAAAGCGTTACGCCGGAAGGCTCAATGCCTCCGTGGATTTCTGATTCTGATCGTTCGTTAATTCGTAGTACGTATCTTGGAGAATGAAGATGGCTAGAAAGAAGAAAGAAGTAGTTCCAGCAACTGTACCAGTAGAGACTTTGGTAGTGGAGAAACCAAAGACAGAGAAAAAGCGTAAGAAGTCGGGTAAGATATTTTTGCCTGTACCAGAAGTACTTCGTACAAAGAGTCCGCAGGTTTCCATCGAAGACAACCAGTTCTTCTTGGATGACAGTCGTTCCGGAATAAAGATTTCGCGTAGCGAAAAGCTGGAAGAAGCACTAGCAGAATCTAAGCAGCACGTTATTTACGTAAGCCCTGCTTTGATCTCAGTAACCAACGCCACGATCCTAACCGGAAAAGACGCAGAATTGTGGAAGTGGTACTGGACAGTTCGCATGCGTTGGGTTAGAGTAACGGAAAGAGTGAAGCGCTTCTTTAGGCACCTAACCCGGCTGAAGAAACAGTGACTGCATCGAAACCGCGTGAATTTATGGGCACCTACAGCTGCATGAGTTGTAGGTGCCTAGTCCGCGTTTATGACTGGCTACCTTGGATGCTGCTCTGTGCTAAATGCGCTAAGCAAGAACAGCAGCACGAACAAAGGGAAAAGCGATGAAAGACTGCGGGACTTGTTACTACCGCAACTCTACTTGGTCGCAACAACACCGAGAAATGTCAGCGCAATGTGACCATCAAAACGCTCCAGAAGACGCACTACTAGTGCTTAGAGTTGGCGCAGATAGTCACGTAGTCGCACCTGACTGGTGCCCACTCACAGTTGTGAAACACCCTAGCCTTGCAGAGATGCTCCACTCCGGTCTTTTCCGATTCGTAGCTGGAAACGTGTCCTTTGCTCCGACTGGCGAATTGATTGTCACCGATGGTCGTTTCGTACACGTTCATGCTAGCCGTGACTTCGTCAAAGTAGCTGACGCGCTAGGTCTTGTTAGCGCTGACGACACAGGACGTATCGGAGCCGTAGCTAGCGTAGAGGACGTAGTAGCCCAGGCTCGTAAAGCCACTGCTGCGCTTTCTAGACAACCTGAAATGTTTGAGTCCCTAAGCATGGCGTGCGAGAACCCGCTTGCGGGTTGCGACTGCGCGGGGTGCAGCTACGCAAAAGAGAAGAACGGAGCGCACAATGAGTGAAATGCTCAATGCAGATAGCGAACGCGAACTTAGAAATCTAGTGGAAACCAAAGATATTTACTACGTTGAGCTAGCGCATGTAAAAGAATTGCTAGACGAAGTAGATCGACTGCGTAAGCTAGCTTATCTTGGTGAGCATTACTTCTCCGATCTTACTTACAAGGCTAGGTACGAAGAAGCTATTAGAGATCTTCGAAACACTCAGGCACAAGCATTAGATGCAGAACGACACAGAGATTTACTAAAGGATCAGCTGTATTACGCTGAGTCGTATACAACGCATCAGGTGCGTGCAGCCTTTGATGAATTCAAGGCTCGCCTAGCCCATGCGGAGGCCGACGCAGAGCAGGCAATCCACAACGAGGCGTTCAACGAGCGCCAGCGAATTGCAGCGTGGCTTCGAACGACGACTAGTGCTAGAGGAGCACAAATCAGCATTCACTCTTCTCAGGACATTGCTCGTCTAGCAGATGCAATTGAACTCGGAGATCATGGTAGCATCAATGACTGAAACTGACCTTGAGCAAATCAAAAATCACATCAGTAATATTCCACACGTAGCGGTGATGTACGTTCCTGAGCTTATAGCAGCTGTCGAATCGCTGCTATCGCATCAGCGTGCAGCCTTTGATCGTTCCGAGATTGCGCAACTCCGCTCCGACAGACGCCAACTTCGTCGCCGTCTGGTTGAATGCCGCCCGTGGGTGGGCGTGTGCCCGTTTCCGAATCAGCCGGGGTTCGATGAGATGCTTGCGATCCGCGACCTTGCAGACGACACGCTCGCGGAGGTGAAGGAATGAGTTGGTCCAATACGGGTGAACGTGGTTGGGCTTATCGAGGGGAAACTCCTATGTCTTCCGTAAACGATTTGACGCTTGAGGCATTGCTTCATGAGCGTGAGAACCTTATTCAAGAGCGTGACGAGGCGATTGCGAAGGCGGCTACCTACGAGCGCGACTGGTACGAGGCAAAGAGCGAGTTTGGTACAGCAGCCGCGAAGCTCCGTGAGCGCGTGCGTATGCTGCAAGCGGAAGTAGAAATGCTCCGAGGCGTCGGATGCCGCGAGACGAAGGAGGGCGAGCCTGAGAGCGGCCCGTGCGGCGTGTGCCTCCTGTGCGCGGAGGAACGCGGAGCGCGGTGGGCGCTTGACATAGTTTTTGATTCAATGATGTGGCCTGTCTCGGCGTGGACGGAACGAGACGTGTGCCGAGAAGCGAGGAAGAGGGGTGCGCGATGAGTGATCATTGGAGCACGCCAGAAGCTACACTCGAACGCGCTGAAGACGATGTTGACCGAGTCACGCAAGTAGAGTATAGAAAAGTATTGCGGCGTGCAATCCGTGAGCGAAATGAAGCAATTGCAGCATTGGAAGGACTATTCAACAGCTGCAAGAACTCTGCTCCGTACGCACAATGGTCGCGTGAAATGCATGCGGCGTGGCAAATTGTGGAGAAGTACGGATGAGCACCGCTGAAGACCTTCGTGATCTTCGTGATGCCATAGAATCAATCTCTATTGGTGCTTTGCCTCGTTGGGGAAAGCCCACTACTAAGACCGGCGAAGCAGCGATTAAAGCATTGGCAGAAATGTACAAGAAATACGTTTCGGCTAAGATAACCGAAAGCTCAGCTAGGGTTGCGATGGAGCAATCACTGCAGCATGAAGACAATTATCGCACTCACTCTGAGATTCTCACTGACTATGTAGAGAAGCTAGAGAATGAGCGAGACAATCTAAAGGCTGAGATTGTAAAGCTTAAAGAGCAAGCTAACAAGATCCGGGAAGATGCTTACGCAGAAGGATGGGCACGTAGAAGTTTCAAAAGGTAAGAGTATGACTGCTAAGAAGAAGCATATTTATTTTGGCAGGGTAAATCTAAGCGGTCTGTACGACAGCAAGCCCACCACATTGTATGAAGATGAGGAATTCTACTCTTCTAAAGACGGAAACATATGCGTGGACCTCAAAAACCACAAGAATTCACACGGTCACATTGACTTCTTGTCAGAAGATAAAAACGAGGTAAAATCTTGGATCAAGGGAGCGGAAGCTGTCATGACCATGCTTAATCACTGGTCCAAACCATTCCCTCAAAAGTCTAAATGAAAAGCAAAGAGCTTCAAGAGCTAACACGAATATCAGAAGAACTTGGTATTTATGACCAAGAAGCAACTAGAGAGCAGCTACTAAGTACCTGCTCTTTTTTGCGTCAGCGTATTAGAAAGCTAGAAGAGGAGGCAGAGCGTTATAGAAAGCCCTGCCTCCACTGTGGTCGCTCACACAAAGCTGAATGACGTGCTGCGTCTAAGTCTTTCGAGCGCGATATTGCAGTAGTTGAATGCGTGAGCAAAATGCGGGTCGCCACCTGAGTAAATCCACTCATGGCGACCCTCACCAGTTTCCTCGTTAGTAACGTTGAAACGCTTGACCAAACGCATGAACATCGAGAAGGCGCGGTTCATTACTGCTTCTGGATGTAGCTCTTTTGTTCGCTCATCAAAGCACATCTGAACCAGTCTATCCGGGTCAGGACAAATGATATCGTTGTCCGCCCACTGCGCTAGAGCTACGTCCAGGCTCAAGTATCTAGACAGCACGCAGTAGTACTTGAACTTGAGTAGCGGACCAGCCTTCTTCAGAGATACCTTTGTCCTGGGCCTGTCGCTCCAGTTTACTACGTCCTTAGCTTCCTTAGCGTAGAACGATGCGAAGACCTTACCAGGATAGTCCTGTGCTAGTTCAAGCACCATGTCGTAGTTAGGCATGGCGTCAACTACGCATAGTTGTACTTTGTATTCTTTCATTAGCTCGCGAAGGCGCTTGAACGGAGTGTTTCGTTTTCCGTTTTCCATGTAGTGCGGGTTGTCCGCTTCAATGATTTCTACGTGGCGTATGCGCTTCTTGCTCTCATGAAGGTCTGCGATGACCACGTAGCAGTACCCGCCGCCGACATCAACGCCCATAGCCGTGTTAGCAGCTTTGCCTGGTTGCGCCCACTCAAGATTTGGGTCAATGCAGGACTTCAACTGTCCTAGCGTTACGCCACGGTTCTCTTCATCAATGAAAGGTAAGCCTAGTTTAGCGTTGAAGAACTCTGCCTTGTTGGTGGTTCTGTGGTAGAAATCCCACAAGAACTTCAAAGGCATGTACTTAGACGCAAGTTGCGATACGTGGAAGCTTGTGTAGTCTGCGCCAGGGTTATGGGCTACGTAACGTCCGTTTTGCGTGTCGTTGATTACGTAACGGCACTTGGGGCAGCGCAAGTAAAGCTTTCCACGCTTCTTATCATCCACAACGCAATCTGGGAACGTCCTAGCTAAGTCACAACCATCGGGGCAACCACACTTGGACATCCAAATGTGTTGAGTGCCAAGATCAAATCTAGCGGCAATGTCGTTCTCAGGCATGCCACAAGTACTCATGAAAATTTTCTGCTTAAAGGGTGAGTGGCTGATGCGCTCTAGCGCCTGATCAATGTCAGCCGGTCTACAAAGACGCACCTCGTCAAAGGCTACGAAGTCCAAAGGGACCGAGTCCTTAGACGCTGTACCACCCAAGTGGAACAAATAGAACGAAGACTTTCCAATCTTACGAAGACTCAACTTGTCGTTGTCGTCAATCGTTCCATTAAGCTCAGGAATCGACTGAAGCAGAGGCGTTAGGCGGTCCTTGGAAAGATTGTCTACGCCTTCCTTGGTTGGGAAGTACAGACCAGCCTTGCGTCCTTGATGCGTGTGCAGCCAATGAATTAGGCGCAAAAGCATGTAGACAGTAGCGCCCATCTGCGCGGCCTTTTGCCACACGACTTCTTGGTCGTTGCACATATAGATGGGAAACAGATAACGATGGCTGCTGAAGTCAACCACGTTTCCGTCTACGGTAGCTCCAGACGTTTGAGTCCAAAGAGCAAAACTTTCGTTAGAAAGATGTCTTAGGTCATCAATCGTAATGTCTTCCGGCTTAACCTTTTTAGGAAGCCTGACTATTGTGGGAGCACCGTCGATACCTGGCGTAGAGAGCGAACCGTAACTAACACCACCCATATGTAAACCTATTGCATACTATACGCATGTGTGCCGCATACGCAACCTAAAAATTACCACGAGAGACATTGTACTGCGCTAGCGCACCTCCTGTAGTTTTGCGCCCAGCAAGGTACAAGCAAACAATTTTTTCTACAGGAGGAGTTATGATCGGGTCACCAGGTCTGTTACCTACGAACGTAACTAGCGCCACAGAGATGTCGCCTACTTTGGTTCTGGCAGCTTCTCTAGTTGAAACTCTGGCTTTGTACTCAGCTTCGTAGTAGGTGAACGGTCCTTCTAGCGGACCTTTAGTATCGTAGCGAAGCCAAAACTCACGCAGAGGTCCATATAGCTTTACTGGGTCTACTGGAGTTGCGTCCTTAGCCATATGTGCTTTCTATTACGTGGTTAAGTACAGGCCACGAACAAACACAGTTGATGGATTATCCAGCGCGGTGAGAACAACATCGTACCAACCAGCAGTGACGTTTGCTATTTCCATCAGCTGAACGTCCACAAACTCATTTGGTGCGTTTGTGGATCCTACAAAGAATCCTACCAGGTTATTAGTACCGGACTGTATTAGGCTTAGCTGAACTTGACCAGGGGCTATGGCTCCCAGATGCGCTCTAGACTCAGTAGACAGTGTTCTGTCGCTGGGAATGTATATGCTAGTTGTTAATTTAGGAACTCCGTAAATAGCGGAGTCTGCTATTTGGCTGTTTATTGCACCGTGAGCAGGTACAGCACCGCTACCTACAGGAATCCAGACTACTGGGTTTATAGACGCACAAGAATATAAAAAGCCAGTATCTTCACCAAATACGGTATCGCCAACCTCTATTAAGGGGCTGGTGAAGTTGATTACCGTAGGCTGCGCACCCCAAAAAGAGTGAAAGCGTTTGGGAGATCGTAAAGCCATCTAGCCGTTCCATACCCCCTCAAAAGCTAAAAAGGGTACCGCGAAGCCTAACACTAACTAGTGAATATGCAAACAAAAAACATAAGTGTAATGTAGAAGCTCCCCTTACACGTTACCGTCCACCGAAGTCTTCCAGGACGAGGTAGAGCGCCATTCTGTTCTCCTACTCAGGGAATCGCGGAGCTACCGCGCAGGACGAAGACGGCGGACGCGATTCGGTCCAGCGCCGACTGAACCGTCGTAGGCGCAGGGGCCACCCAGTTTGCCCCCGTCGTCGGCGTGTACGCGAGCGACCGAGAATCGTCCTGGAAGTCGAAGCTCACGCCACCGCCGAAGTTCAGCGTGCGAGCCGTCAGCACGCCCGCGCCGGAACGGTTGAAAGCCAGCGTCGTGTAGCTCGTGGAGTCCAGCTTGTAGCGAGTCGTTCCGGACGAGGCACCAAGCTGGTACTGCGAAGCGGGGATGCCCGTCCCCGAGTAGATGCGGAACTGGTTGATGACTAGACCGATGTAGCTCGTGGAGGTCGTGCCGTTGACGGCCCCGTTGTCCACAGTGCCCAACATCGTCCGGTCGATGTCATAGACTCGGCAGCCGTCAAGCTCCCCGAGAACAATGCGAGGCCCGACAGACGCGCCGATGGTCGAGTTGTGCGTCTTGAGCGTGATGACTCCGACCGGCGTTTTGTTGGTGATACCTACTAGCGAGTAGACGGTGCTGTTGGCGACGGGCGCGGTCGCCAAGGCCGCGAAAGTCAGGGTGGTGGCCGTGTTGGAGATGACCGTGGCGGTCTGCCCCGATCCCGTCCCGGAGGTCAGCCTAAGAGTCGCGCCCGCGTACTCGTTGACCGTCCACGTCTTCGTCGTATCCACCAGAGCCGTCGTGAGTTGGCCCGCGCCCGTCGCAACGCCCGTGCCCTTGGCCCAGTTGGTTGTGGGACTGCTGGCGAGGAAGTAGGCGTAAGGAACTGCGCCGAGGTAGCTGCGGACGGGGTTGGAACTCTCCCCGATGGTGCAACCTTCAATCTCGATAACGCACGTCGGAAGCGCGTTCGTAATCGGAACGGTGTAAGCGGTCGTGATTACCTGCCCGCCGATCAGATTGGCGCGGTTGGCGTAGAAGTTGAACTGCCCGTAATTTGCATCCCAGTTCGTCCCGAGGCCCGACCCAGGAAGAGTCGGCTCGTTGAACAGAAGCGTGGTGATGCCCGTGCACAG